GATACATTCACACTTATTTACAATTATTGTGTTACCTTGCTTTGATACTGTTGCAAGGGTGTCGCATTCATCGCAGATAAATACGCCGTCTAGGTTGTCTAGGATATTTCCCATTTAATTAGTCTCGCTTTCTTTTGTTGAATAATGGAATTATAGCAGGTAGCACTGACAAATTAGTTAATGTCTACTAATATTGTTGCCCAAAAATCAGGCTTCAAGAATGACCCACTTGTATATTGTGGGCGTACTTGTATGGCGTAGGCTTCAAAACCTTCACCATAATATAGACCTTCACGCTTTTCAGCATATTGGATAATTCCGTCAATATGTCTGCCTAGTGAACGATAGTATTTTCCCTCTAGTAGGGTTGGGATATCATATTTATATGTAGCCATGAGTAAGACCTCTTTCTTTTTGTATATGGATATTATACCATTTTCCACTGACAAATTCTTGTTACTTGCTAGTAATGTCACAATGTGAGACGCTCACGTAATGTGATAAATATCACCTACGTAATGATATGTGATAAATATCACAGCGTGGCGACACGCCCGAGTGCGGGGGCCCCAAATTTTTATGCACTTTCATGCATAAAAACCTAGATGATCTCAGCTATTTGAAATCTTTAAAAATCAATTCAACAATTTTTAAATCTTCATCTCCTAAATTATCAAGCTCGATTGCTTCTACAAATCCAAAAATATCTTTTTCCATTTTTAATTCTCCAAACTTTCTAAATAATCAGATTCAAAATCTGCTAAGGCACAACGGTATGCGATTGGGTCACACTCTTTTAAAATCTGTGACGGATAAAAAGTCATGTCTGCAATTTTGAAAGTGCCCCATGATTCATCTAGTGCTTCATCAAAAATTTGCTTTAATTCTAAAGCCTGTTCAAAATCTAATTCCATTTATTTATTTCTCCATTACTCTAAGAATTGTGTCAAGGTTTTTTTCTGATAGCAAAACCTGAGATGTACCCCATAGACCTGCTAACCATTGGTCTCCATATTTTTCTTTTGCTAGTTTTGAACACATAGCAATTTTTTCATTTCTTGTCATTTTCATTAGTTAGTTACCTTCCAATTAGTAGCAAACGGCAAGCGGTCAAAATCATCATAGACCCAAAATCGGTCAATGTTTTGTTCGCAATTTATGCAGAAAGTATATTCTGCATCTTGATGTGACGAGATAGCACTCTCGTTTGGTGTGTGCGTTACGCACTCTTTTGTTAATGTAGTCATATTAAGACCACCTTTCTTTTTTCTTTATGTATGGAATTATAACACGGGGGACTGACAAATATGCCCGTTTTTCGGGCGTGTCGCAAAACTATTTTTGTGATATGTATCACCAAACAGATGTTCGATGTATTCTTTATTTAATTTTTGTATAATGGAATTATAGCAGGGGGGACTGACATTTTTGGGTGTTTTTCGGGCGTGTCGCAAAACTATTTTTGTGAAGTGCGTCACAGGCGGGGGCCCCCAAATTTTTGAGGGGATCTCAGCTAGTCCTCCAAGCAAGCAAGTTCAAATTTATTTGGTGAAAAGTTTTTATTATCTGCATGAAAAAAATCTGCAAACTCTAAAACTAAATCTTCAAAAACAAATTGGTCTGCAATAAGAGGGCGAAACTCTTTTAAGATATTCGATACTGCTACATAGTCTTTGCGTGTCATCATTTAATTATTCTCCCATTTTTCAATATCTTCAATAAATTTATTTATTTGGTGTTCCATTAAATCATCTGCCATAGCGTCAAATTTATCTTCACCTAAGCAAACTAATGCAACACCCGTTGCAACAGTTGCGGAAAGTGTTGCAGAATATTCAAACAACAAATTTCCTAATTCTTCAATATCAGCACCACGAGAAACACCAGCAATAATGTCTCTTGCTTTATTTAGCACTACATCATCAACAATAGAACGATTAGAAATATCTTTAATAAGATTAGCGGTTTCAAAATTCATTAGTGTTGCTCCTCGCAATTAGTATAAGGGTCAAATTGGCAAAACATGCAACCCATTTTTTCAAAATGGTTTTCGCAATAATAAGCGAATTGGATTTCATCACAACAAATAAATGTCGTGTAGTCAGTTAAATAGTTTTCGTCAATGTGACGCAAAACAAGGGTAGGATTAGTAGTCATATTATTTGACCTCTTTCTTTAGTACGGATAGGGCATTGGCAAGGCTTGCTTTACGCTGTGCCTCTACCATTTCTTTATATTCTTCAAGTGTCATTTTTTGACCTTTCTTTAGTTTCTTATAATGGAATTATAACACAGGGGACTGACAAATATGGGTACTTTTATCGGCGTGTCGGAATTTATTTTTGTGATATACGCCACAGGCGGGGGCCCTATACAGGGGATCGCTATATGCAGGGCCCCCAAATTTTAGCGATTTATTTCAGCTGTTTTATTTCTTGAATGAAATCTTTTATCACTAACCTAAACATGATAAAGGCGGGAATTGCAATAAACAACTGCACTAGTGTAGTTAATAATCTATTAGTACTCATTAGATACCCTTCGCTAACATGATACATATACAACCCACAACAATAAAAGTAAATACAATAAACACTATTTAACTCCCTTATATAGATAACTCCATGCCTTACGGCATACCATGATTGACTTACAATTATCGCAACAGATAACACCATCACGATTTAACTCTAGGTCATATACATCTATGCTAGTGCTTACTGCACCACACACAGACTTAACAGATACAGACATGCTCATATTACTTACCTACTTTCTTATTACCATATAAGGACATATAGCGTTTAACAATAACGCTACCTTTATCCATACCATATTTATTTATAAGGTAATCGCATTGTGTTAATGTTAATGCGAATACAGGTTTAGGAGAGTAACCTGCATACTCTAAGCCAAACTCTATGGCTATATCCTTACGGATTTCGTTAGTGTAGTTCATGATGAACCACCTTTCTTTAATTTGATTAGACTTTCTAATCTATTTGCTGACCTGATTATTTGCTTATTACTAAGGCTCACAGGATTTCTTATTTAATTGTTATACTGGAAGTATAACATCACCCACTGACAAATTAGCCCGTTTCTCGGGCGTGTCTACCAATTATTTTTGTGATTTACATCACCGAACAAGTGTTCGATTTATTCACTATTTAATTTTTTGTATACGGGAAGTATAACAGATAACACCGACAAAATCAAGTCGACACGCCGTGTTTATGCAAAGTATTTATGTGATGTGCACCACATGCGGGGGCGGGTCCCTTTTCGGGCGCACTATTATTTTTTTTAAAAGATAGTTGATATATGTATCATACATGAAAAATTTCCATTAACATTTTGATCAAATTGAAAAAAGGGGCGGGAGTTCCCTAGAAATTACAATTATCCAATATTACTATAAGGAATATACACTCTAGATAGCTACAATATAATCACAATATAATAAATACAGCGCAATTGGTATGATTTTATAAAAAATAAAAATAAAATCGACGGGAATGTGATCAGAATCCTAGAAACTATAAATAAACACTTAACATAAGATCATTACATACGTCTAGAATATATTTACATTAGCCAAAATTCAATATTTTGATCAAAAATCGATTTTTAAGATTCAATATCGCTATCATCTTCAATTAAGAAAGAGGGGGAAGGTGCAAGGACACGTCCTTGCTCGTGCAAATTGCTAAGTCCCTTAGCATCTGCACCTAGTTTATCAGCTATAATGGACAACATATCATAATTTCGTTGTTCTTGGATAAATATAGCTCCCAATAGCTCACGTATATTGTCTATAGCATCATTCATCTGTTTCATTTATATTTCCTAGCGTCTCGTGTATTATATGATCCCATTTATTTCTTTCCATTCCTGGCGAATTGTTGATTATGAGATCCTTATCCTCATTATAATCTATATATATCCAAGATCTAGGATCCATTTCAACTTTTCCCGCCAAAATTTCCTGTTTACCAGTTTTAATATGAAGAGATATAGACCAATCATCCTCAGTTTCATCAAATGGTTCTATATAAGATCTTTCAAGCCAAATTTGAGCCATTTATCAACTTCAAAGAATTGGGGAATTGTGTTTCTGCTAAATCGCTCACTCTTTTTGCCAATTCCTGTATTTCAAATTGGGCATCATGAGGTAAACGTTGATTTAAAAAGTTCATTACTCCATGCAAACTCACTGTCCAGCGATATCGGACGTACATTCCATATGCAGGTAAAAATAATCTAGCAACTTCAGGAGCAATTCCGTCTTCTAAAGCCTTTTTATATAGGGCTTGACCATATCCCACCAATTCCGTCATTTTATCGCTGTAATAGGCTCCTAAAGCCATTTCTACAGGCTTCCCAGATCCTTGCTTGGAATTTTCTGGAGCTGAACGCCAAGAATTTGGAGTAGGTATATAAAATTCTTCATTTTCAGTGACATATCTCCTTGACGACTCATTCCAGCCGTTTTGATCGTCTACAAAAGTTGATGCTACTGTATATTTCCAATGTTGTCTTGCAACCATTAAGGGTGCATATATCTCAAAAGATAATACGGCATGTCTAAAAGGGGAAGTATGTTCATTCTCCCAAAGAAATTTTAAAAGTCCTTCATCCCGAACGCTCAATGTCCCGTCGGGATTTGTGGATGATTGTTTATCATAAGATACTCTTGCAGCATTCGCTATATCCAGATCAGTCCCCATAGAATTAACAAGGCCAACATAGCCTTTATCTAAATAAGGTAGATAATTATTCGGTAACTGCTTCACGTTCTACGACCTTTTTAATATTCTCATATAATTGTTGTCCAACTTTAATTTTATATGAGCATGCATAGCATTGTAAAGTTATTGTATCATGTTCATCGATACTATGGTACAAACTATAAATATTGTCTTCATGCATAGGACAGGTCAGGGCTTTCGCCCTGCCTGCCTCTGCTATTTTTATATACTCTGAAAAGAGTTGTATTCTCATCATGATATAGCTATGTTTGCTCTCTTAAATACAGCATTAACATATTGCTGAACGGTAGGATTTCCTGGAACTGGTTTGTTCCAAGTTTTCATATCGTTAGCCCTAGATGGCAATAGGTGTGACGCAATTACTTTTCTCCAGTCGTGATACTTGGCATAATTGTATTCAAGTTCATGAATTACCCTCATATCCTGTATCCAACTGGGAGCTTTGCAAGCATCCTTATATCCCATAAAGTTGTTCCATGTTCTAGGCATGTATTGGTATGCACCACATGCACTACTAGAGTAAGACTTGCGTGTATATGCTCCAACTCCCCCCGTTTCGGTGGACTTTAAAGCATTCGCTAGTCTTGATATCATTACCCGTTTGTCTACTCTTGATTTTAAATTTAGCTTTTTGCTATATTCGGGCATTATAAAAGTGTTTCTAGAAGATAAATCATTAATTAGATAAAGAGTTTTAACTTTCAGTTTCTCTTTACTATTTAATATATATTTATAATCTATATTAATTATATCTTTTATATTAACTAAATTATTAAATTTATTAATATATAATATATTTTTATTATACACTATCATTTCCTTCATTTGAGCCTGGGCTTCGGAATTAATTCCAAAAAGCATTGTGATAATAGTCACATATATCATAACCAGAGCTGTTCTCATCCTTACTTTGTTCTCATTATTCATTTTGAACCTCCTGGGGGTAAGAGTAGTATTAACAATACTATCATGATATACTAAGAAAAACAAGTTAGGATTTTAATGAAAGTCTCTTTTACGGGTGCTCCCGAGTATATGGATCGCAGCGTTGGGTATGGTGAAGCATCATTTAATATATTTAATTCATTAGAAAAATTTGGTATAGAATGTCTAGTTAAATCAGATGATGCACAAATTGGTATATCATTTACACAACCAGACAGATATGATTTTATGAAACATCAATATAGAATTGGTTATACTCCCTGGGAATCTACTGGAATATTTAATGAATGGAAATCTCCATTAAATAATTTAATAAATGAATTATGGACAACATCTCCTTGGTGTGCTAAAATGTTTTCTAAACATACTAATAAACCCGTATTTGTTTACGAACATGGTATAGATGATGGATGGATTCCTAAGAAAAGGGAAATTAATAAAACCCGTCCTTTTAGATTTTTACATATAGGAGAACCGTCATTTAGAAAAGATGGTCAAATGGTTGTTGATTCATTTATAAGTTTATTTGGAGATAATCCAGATTATGAGTTAATTATAAAAGCTAGCAGAATTAATACAACAAGAATTTTTGATAAACAAACGGGATTGGTAAAAGGATCCCCACCTGCATTTTATAAAAATGTTAGAATTATAGAGTCAGTACTATCTGTAGAACAAATTAATGGATTGTATGATTTATGTGATGTAATTGTATACCCAAGTTGGGGAGAAGGATTTGGATTAATTCCTTTACAAGGAATGGCAAAAGGTATTCCAACAATATGTACTGGAGCTTGGGCACCATATGAAAAATATATTACGATGCCTTTAGATTCTTCTGAAATAGCTTCCCCTTGGCCATCAGTACATCCAGGTGAAATGTTAAGGCCAGATTATTCACAACTGAAGTTTTACATGAAAGATGTTACTGAAGATTATGAAACATATGCAAAAATAGCATACAGAAACTCATTTTTAATACATAAAGATTATAATTGGCTAAAGGTATCTAAACCTGCAGTTGAGAGATTGAAAAAAATACAAAAAGAGCATTTTTAGAAATAAATTGTGATACACTAGGATTCTACTAAAAGAGAAAAAGAGGAAAAATGTCTAGAGTTATTGAAAACCCCTATGAAAATTTTATTGCACTATCACGCTATGCGAGATGGTTAGAATCTGAGAATCGTCGTGAGACATGGGGAGAAACTGTAGATAGATATTTTGATTTTATGCTAAGTCATTTATCCTCTCAACATAATTATGTTCCTAGTGACAAAATAGTTACAGAATTAAAAGATGCGGTTTTTAATCGTAATGTAATGCCTTCTATGCGTTCTGTTATGACAGCTGGAGCAGCATTAGAAAGAGAAAATGTATCTGGATATAACTGTGCATTTCTTCCTGTAGATAATGCAAGATCATTTGATGAAGCAATGTATATTTTAATGTGTGGAACAGGTGTTGGATTCTCTGTTGAATATAAGTACATTAATAAACTCCCGTCTCTTCCCGAAAAACTTGAAAAGTCAAGTACAACAGTTATTGTTGGAGATTCAAAAGAAGGTTGGGCAAAAGCTTATCGTGAATTACTTGGATTACTTTGGGCAGGACAAATTCCTCAAATTGATATTAGTAAAGTTCGTCCTTCGGGTGCAAGGCTTAAGACAATGGGTGGTCGCTCATCTGGACCACAACCACTTGTAAATCTTTTTGATTTTACAATTCAAATTTTTAAAAATGCACTTGGTCGTCAATTAAAACCAATTGAAGCACACGATATTATGTGTAAGATTGGTGAAGTAGTTGTAGTTGGTGGAGTTCGTCGTTCTGCTATGATCTCACTTTCAAATATTAATGATATTGAAATGGCTGCAGCAAAAGCAGGTAACTGGTGGGAATCAAATTCTCAAAGAGCATTATCAAATAATTCTGTAGCATATTCTCGTAAACCAGATATGGCTCAATTTATTGCAGAATGGAAATCACTATATGATTCTAAATCAGGAGAGCGTGGAATTTACAATGTTGCAGCAGCACAAAAACAAGCAGCAAAATATGGACGCAGAGATCCAGATATTCACTACGGAACAAATCCTTGTTCAGAAATTATTCTTCGTCCTTATCAATTTTGTAATCTTTCAGAAGTCGTATTACGTGAAGAAGATACAGTTGAGGATGTTACAAATAAAGTTCGCCTTGCTTCAATACTTGGAACATGGCAATCTACATTAACAGACTTTAAGTATATACGTAAAGTTTGGAAAGATAATACAGAAGAAGAACGCCTATTAGGTGTTTCTTTAACAGGTCAATTTGGACATAAGTTTTTTTCAGGTCAAGAAGACCTAAATGAACTTGTAGGTGTTTTGAGTAATCTAAGACAATGGGCAGTTGATATGAATATTGAAGAAGCATTAAAAATTGGGATTCCCGCTTCTGCAGCAGTAACTTGCGTAAAGCCATCAGGAACAGTATCACAATTGGTAGGGGTAAGTTCAGGAATGCATGCATGGCATTCAGATTACTATATTCGCACAGTTCGTGGGGATAAAAAAGATCCAATTACTCAATTCCTAAAAGATTCAGGTATTCCAGCAGAAGACGATGTAATGAAACCACAAGATACTTATGTATTTTCATTCCCAGTTAAGGCACCATCAAATGCCATTACTAGAGATAAGCTAACTGCTATTCAACAATTAGAAGTATGGCTTGTGTACCAACGTCATTGGTGTGAGCATAAGCCATCTATTACGGTATCTGTAAAAGAAGATGAGTGGATGGAAGTTGGAGCATGGGTTTATAAGCATTTTGATGAGGTATCAGGAATTTCATTCCTTCCATATTCAGAACATACTTATGTTCAAGCACCATATCAAGAAATTGATAAAGAAAAGTATGAAGATCTTGTTTCTAAAATGCCAAAATCAATTAATTGGGAAGCATTATCTTTATATGAGTTAGAGGATTCTACTACTGGTTCCCAAGCCCTTGCCTGCGTTTCTGGCGAATGTGAAATTGTGGATATTGGCAAAAATTAATATAATATAGATTGTAGCCCCCATTTATAATAGATGGGGGTTTTTCTATGATTTATATTTGTTTAATGCTACAATTTATCTTGAGTGGGTGACTATGCAAGAAACAAATTTTTCAACAATTCAAGGCGACACGCTTATATTAACGGTTGTTTATAAAGACAACACCCCGCAAAAAGCCCCAATTAATTTAACTGGTTATACTGCAGAGTTTCAAGTAAGAGATCAACCAGGTGGAAAAATTGTTTGTGCAACAGTTGATACTACAAGCGGAATTGTTATCAATGGGCCAACGGGGACTATAACCGTAACAATTCCTTCAAACCTAACTAAAAAATTTACTGTACCTCAAGCATCATATCAATTACAAATTAATTCGGGAACAGTTAAGACAACATTAGCAACTGGTTGGATTAAGGTAAGTAAAGGTATAATAGAATGAGTGATAATACAGTAATATTAGAACCAACATACAATAATGTTGAAATTACAAAAAATGATAATCAAGTTATAATTTCATCATCTGGCCCACAAGGACCAGTAGGAAATACAGGTCAACAAGGCCCAGCGGGACCACAGGGAATTCCTGGAGACTCAGTTGCATCTTCATCTTTTGTGTATGAACAGCAATCAAGTTCTTCAGTATGGTCAATAACACATAATCTAGGTTATCGTCCA